CAAGGTCGCTACACGCCCAGTTTTGCGTTCCTGGCTCGTTATAGAGGAAATAGTTGTCAACCTGGTCTGTGACGTTTGCGCCCTGCCAGGGGCCATCAGCGCTAGACAGGGTTGAAAAGGTGTTTGTGGCTGCAATCCAGGTGTAACGGTTGGCACCATCCACGATGTAGGCAGTCAACCCGTTGTTGGTAGTAATGTTGTCACTGATCGACACGGGGCCAGTGGTGCTTGACAACGTACCAATTAAGGTTGCCACCATGCTGGTGCTAATCGAGTAGACACTTGCCCCTGACACTGCAATCAGGATTGTCTCGCCTGACAGGGTATGCAGCCCACGCACCTCTGCCACTGCCAGCTGCGTTTGCAAGAGCAGGCCAGGGGTTGGGTACAGCGCTACAACGCCACGCTCTCCAGGCTGCTTTTGAGGGTCAATCTCAGCAAAGAAATTGATGCACTCTTGAGCATCTTGATAAATGGACGGGGCTTCGTAGGAAGTCCCGACAAAACCAAAATCTGGCATATAAATCAGACGTAGCTCGGATACCACTTGGTCGTGGTTGAGTCGTAGGTCATTGTCAATGCCCGACTAACTACAGCCGTTCCTGCCAAGGCAATATTGCCTGCGGTTGTCCAAGTAAAAATGCCAGTTGGAATCAAAGTTATTGTGCCGCCACCAGTAGTAAACGGGGCAATTGCAGTGATAGTTACAACGGCAGCAACTCCAGAAATAAAAGTAATGTCTTTTGTTGGCGCAATCGTAGCTGCACTTGCAATTGTTGCGGCTGCTGCCGTTGTGCCTGTGATTTCTGAGACTGCCAGCGTGCCATTAATAGCTAGTGATTGCGTTGCTGCAGTGGTATTAAATACGCCATACAACAACGAAAGTGCTTTATCTCCTGCGGTGTTGGTGCGGTCTTGATTGTTGACGTAGAAAGCGTTATCACTTGTTTCATAGGCTCCAGCAAAACGCCCAATTGCTACGTTGCTACTTCCAATACCGTTTGTTTTAAGCGCTTGGTCGCCAATTGCTACGTTATAGCTACCATTTACGTTTGTTACTAATGCTGATGTTCCAAGAGCCGTATTCCTTTGACCAGCAATATTTGCTTTTAAAGTTTGAAAACCACCTGCAAAATTATGTTCTCCAATTGTGTTTACAAGTAGTGCTTGATAACCCATCCCAACATTAGAATTTCCGGAAGTATTACCGTTTAAAACTTGATATCCAACGCTGGTATTTGTAGCAATTGCTGCCGTACCCAAACCAACTGTCATTCCCTGCACAACAGCACCACCGGCTAGCGTGGAGACACCTGTTACCCCAAGGGTTGTGCCAACAGTTGCTAAACCAGTGAGCACAAGGCTTGTGCCTGTGGCTGCCCCGATTGCTGGTGTCACTAATGCGGGGCTGGTAAATGTGCCCGTGCTTACCGTTGGGTTTGTAATTGTCGGAGTTGCAATTGCGGGGCTGTCAAACAATTTTGTTTTGGTAATGCTCTTAGTTGTGCCGGCAGTCGCAGGTTGGACAAACGGAATGATGTCCGTAGCGTTGATGACGGTGGCAACGGGTAAACCAGAGATGGCAACGGTAGTCATAATTTAATCCTATTTAACGGAAACCGCCATCCATGATAAACCCAGCATCTTTGGCTTTGCCAACCATCAGGGCATCAGGATAACGGGAAACTTGGGGGGGACGCATATTGGTGCGCTTGATTGTGGCTTTGGCTTGGGCAGCAAATGCGTTAATCATGCCAATAGTTGTGGTGTTGGTCTTGCCATACATGGGCATTAACCGTTCAGCCAGGCACCACCGCAGCGCATTGTTGTAGCCCTGGGGCAGCTGGATGGAGTCGGTGTACCCGTTGAACTGCCGAAAAATTGTTTGCGTGAACAAGTGCAACTCGCCCTGGCTGGGGTTGGGATAGACAAACAATGTCCCCAGCACTTCGCTTGGCTGATAGTAGATGGCCTTGGCCCACGGCCCACTCAGCTGCTTGATGCCAATGCTCTGGTATTCCTCTGCGCCCAAGATGGCAACAGGGTAATCCAAGTAACCGCCAGCAACAGAACTGCCGCCCTGCATCGTAGCAATCCGCACAAAAGCACTCTCAATCGTCAGGGGACGCTCGTAGTAGGCTGCAATTGGGAAAGGCGTAATAGTGCCCGTCATGGCAACGCTAGATACAGTTTGTGAAACCGAAACAGTATAAGTTCCAACACCGCCAGAAGCACTTACAAACGCTGTGATCGTAGTGCCAACGGTTACACCAGTTCCAGCAATCACAGAACCAACACCTAAATAACCAGCAGAAATAGCGCTGACGGTTAACGTTGTGCCACTGATAGCCCCTGTAAAAGCTGGGCTAGACGTAGTATTGTTGCTACTTAGCGTATAAGTCCCGGCCTCATTGACATTGCCGCCTGCGCCCGTTGTAAAGCCCACGATAGTGGTGCCAGCAGTGATGCCAGTGCCAGACAGTGTTTGACCAATCGCTATAGCGCCTAATGTGATGGCAGTGACAGTCAAAGTGGTTGCGGCAATTGAGCCTGTGAACGATGCGCCTACCTGACCACCTGGGCCAATCGTGTACTGCACCTGGTTGGGCGTTGTTGGAAAAATGATTTCAGTCTTATAGAAGACCATCATGTTTTCGTTTGACCACTGGGCGCACATATCGTTCAGCATATCGAACGCATCTGCCGAATCTGCTGCCGCCGGGGTTTCCCCCGCAGCTAGAGCGCCAACGTCCTTCAGCGCCCGATTGATGATGTCCTGGGGGGTTGTCACAGCCCTTGACCCTGCGTAACGTAGACCACCGCGGTGCTGGATGCTGTGATGCCTGTAAAGAATGTTCCCGCAGGAAAACTCATTATTTCAACAGCGCCAGCCACTAGGGGGATAGCCGTGGTCACAGATGCTGCTGTCACAGCAAGCGCTGATGATGTGCCCGTGCCCAGAAACACAGTCACCGCCCCGACATTGACAAACCGATAATTGGTGTTGACCACATTTGACGGGCCAGGCTGTACAGCTGTTGGGGCACTGGTTGCGCCCGTAAAGTTAACTGTCAGGCCAAGTGGTTGGAAGGCTTCTTGAGTCATGTTTGTCTTTCAAGGTTATTCAGCGGCTCGTGCCTCGACTTCGTAAGGATTCATTCTATAGCCGTAGCGCAGCATCCACCAAGCGTACTTGATGGCGTACAGCACTTTGCCATCACGCCGCATCTGCTCCAAGTGCATCATTTCATGTCTGATAAGCGCATCATGTTGCTCAAAGCCGGGGGCCATGTAAATCATATTCCAAAAGCTAGTCCAGCCCTTGAACCCGCACAAGTTCATATAGAGCAGGATTGGGCCTTTGGCGGTGCGTATCATGGTTTGGCAGCCCCATTGGGTTATTTGTCAAGGTGCAGGAAAATTAGGCGATAAATGAAAGGCTACGTTAGTGAACAATCGCCAAAGTATCACCGATACGATACATGTCACCAACTACCAGCCCAGCAGCAAGAGCCGCAGCATTGTTTGCGTATAGCCCAATACTGCCAGTGTCAATTCCAAGTGTTTTAACCCCAATTCTATTCCGAAAAATTACCTTTGTGTTATCACCAGCAGTACCAGATAAACGCCCAAAAGTAACCGTCGCATTGCCAACATTTGTATCCACCGCAAAATCAGGGCCAGTTATAGGCGTTCCGCCGATGTTTGCGCCTTGGATCGACCATTTTGGTGTAACAAACTGATTTGTTAGCGCTCCTAGATCATATAGACCTGCATCTGTGTTGCCCTGATAAGAAGCGCCTAGTATGTATGTGTTTAAACTACCTGCGTCGATAGACAATCTGTTGCAGCGAAGGCCATCTATATATGTGGCATAGGAGTCAACCAACTGCACATCGTTAAACCCAATCACAAAGGAAAAAGAACTTACACCGCGAAGTTGTACGAAGTTGCAAGATGTCAGAAGTATGTAATTTGCCCCAATATTTGTTGCGTTTTCTACGTGGCAATTTTGAAGAACGGCAGCTTTACAACTTACCAAATTAATCCCGTAACCACCTATTCCCTGGTAAACACCAGTAATGTAGTTATTTCCACCGTCGGATATTGCTGCGGTGTTGATGTACAGGCCATTTGTCGGGCCAGATATATTTAAGTTGAATGTGTTTGCGTTGCAGACCTCTCCTGTACCTGCATTAGACGAGCAAAACACCCCGTTATATGGTGCAGAACCAGCGTAGGGATACGCAACATTTGCTGAAAGTATGAAGTTGTAATAATTTTCAATTGCCCAGCGAATCCATACAGCTTTACCTGTGGCTGCGGTTCCTGCCCAGATGTGAACATTGTCAAAAACGGAAGTGTTGACCTTTAGCAATAGCAATGAAACCAAGCAAGAGTTGGCAGCACCTAAGATTGCAAAATCTCTCCAAGTTACCCCATTGGTGTAAGCGCCCGATGTGCCAAATTCAATACCCACTTCTGCGGCTCCAACATCTAGCCAAATCACCGACCCTTTGCCCTCACCAGCTATATTTATAGCTTTTGTGATTGTTAGACGCTGAGTTAACTTGAACTTACCCTCCGGAATGTAAAGGGTGCCGCCAATAGGAGTTGCATCGATGGCAGAAATAAAAGCCGCATAACAATTTGTGTTTCCGGTTGAATCTGCCCCGTGGTCAAGGAAATTCACTACCGAACCATAAATCATTGAATAGGATGCTTTAGTAAGAGACATAATAAAACCCTTAAACAAGCAATGTTGTTATAGAAAAACTTAATCCTGTTACTGAAACTATTGCAGATACAAAATACAATGATACTGTGGGTGATCCTTGGTACATACTAATAACGGACTGTTTTGCTGTGTCACTTGCGCTACCTGCTCCATATGTTCTACCAGATGTTGAATATGAAAATGGAAATCCAGCAATTGTTGCGCCCAAAATAATTGAAATATTGCCGCCTGTTTGAACCCAACTATATGTAACTTGATTGCCAATACGAACATAATTTGCTTGTGCAGTAAGTGTTCCAGAATTTGTTGTAAATCCAGTATAAGAAGGTGTCCAAGTTCCTTCCTCATACCAATTCAGCAACTGACTCGTCATCCCCGCTGCTGGGGTGTTGGCGGTGAAGTTGACGCCTTTGGCTGCTGTGCCTTGGATTAGGTTGCCTGTGGACAGGGTAACGTTGCCCGACAGCGTAGGCGCAGCAGACAGCACCGTGTTGCCTGTGCCTGTGCTTGTGGTCACGCCTGTACCGCCGTTGGCTACGGGCAATACGCCTGTAATCCTGCTGGCGTCAATAACTGAATTTGCTACTTTTAACATGACGATTCCTAGTTGTAAACAACTTCAATAATAGATGTGTAGGGCGGTGCTTGGCTAAACGTCACCGTGCCGCTGGTAACGGTGTAGGTGTTGCGGTTCTGGTACACGCCGTTGATGTAAATGGCGGTAAAACCATTGACCACTGAGAACGCCAGTGTTGTCCCGTCACCCGTAGCATTGACAGCAAAAGTGCTGCCGTTAATGTTGTCTACCGTCCAGATCAACACGCCAACACTGGTGTACAGGGCAAACTTGTAGATAGCCCCACTGAGCCACACATTGGCCTCGCCACGGCTGTCCAGGACGATGGGGTTGGTGTTGGCAATTAGGCCAGTGGAATCGGTGTAAGAGGCTAATGGCGTGGTTGTGCCAGCAGCGTAGGTGTACAGCAGCCCACCCGACAACGGTGCGCCGTTCAGATCAAAGAATTGCAGCTTGGGCGTGGGGGATAGGGAT